ATTTTTTTACCATTAGCCCAAAAATAAAAATTAGGTTGTCCGCTTTTAACTGCAATACTTATTGTTCTAGTTGCAATAGAAATGTCACCAAGACTATTAGGTGTCTGTAAGTCAAACCCATTTGTAAACTTTGTCTCACCAAGTTCAACTAATGCATCTTCAACATTATTTGAATTGTAATAGTCATTAACATCATTTATTGCAATATCATCAGCATCTAATACAACTACTCCTTGTTGAGTATTTACACTTTCAACAGCTGATGGACTTATTTCAATATAAACTGTTCCTGCCCAACGATATGTTTTATTAGTATCAAGTGTTATATATATTTTACCAGTTTCACCAGTTGCAGGTAGACTGGTATAATCAGCTACTTCAACAACATCATCAACATATGAAGGTAATTGTGTTGATGGTACTTTACCACCACCATCTAAAGTAGCAATACCGTCTACAACACCTTTGTCTTCTTCATTAAGACTTCCATCAATTATTTCATCAAGTAAGTCATGTACACCAGTTGCAGTTACTTCACGGTTGGTGTTTTCATATATAGTTGATGTGTTTAGGTTTTTTAAATTTGTTCTATCCATAATTTTATATTTTTATTTGTATTAAGCATCAAATGCTATTGAAAATGATGTATTAAATGAGTGAGGTGGTATATCAAAAGTACTATTTGTATCAGTACTAATCACATCACTCTTTTCAATTGGTATGTTTGTTGTATTATTTGTATTTCGAGTTGTCTTAATTATTTTATCACTTGTATAATAGTCTGCTATTTCAGTATAACCTTGTTCCATTATAAATGGAAATAAATAATCTTCTATACTACCCTTATAATTTAATATAAAGTCTATCAAGTTAATACCTTCTAATCTTATTATTTTATCCATGTGTTATAATTCTATATTTATTTTACCGTCTATACTTTGAACATTAGTTGGTATAATATTGTCTTTTGCTAATTCAGAAGTTATCAATTGTTTAGTATATGGTGACCATATACCATATTGAATTTTATCTGAATGTATACCTATGTCCAATTCGTTTCTAACATGACCAGTTCCATATTTCAGTATTAAACCAGTGTCTTGTTTTATACTTTCTTGTATTATAAAGTCTCCATTTGAAAACTCTAAGTCTATTTCGTTTGTTACTATGGTTTGTGCTTTAATGTCTTTCATATATAATAGCTTTTTAAATATGTTTAATACTAGCTTCACTTAAATAATTTGCATCTATAAAAACATTTTGTATATATCCTGTTTTAATGTCATACTTTCTTATAACTTTTTCAACTAAGAAATAGTTAATATCTAAATTTACCGAATTTACTGTTGTTTTACTATCAACATCATTTATTGATAGTAGTATTGTGTCATTTGGATATAATGTTGGAAACCCAAATGTTGTAAAACTACCAGTATAATGTTCAGTTGGGTAATTGTTATAATTTCCTATTACCATTTGTTTAGCATCATCTGGACTCAAATTTACTTCATTTATAATTGACTTGTTATAGCTTTTATAAATATCAGGTAATTCATCACTACTTTCAACTTTTCCATTTGTTATATCTGACATATAATATACTTGTTTAGAGTTATCACTTTGAGTAACACTCACAACTACTACCAACTTAGTTTCAACATATTGTTTTTTTAAATTGTTTTTTATAATTGGGTAACTATGTTCTTGTTTATTAGACTTATATATAGTTTTACCAACTGTTGATGTTACAAAGTCGAAATAAGGATAATCAAATACATATACATTATCTGAATTAGTTTGTGAAATAATTGTATTTAATGGGTATTTATGTCCTACATACAATTTTCCCATATTATAATATGCAAAGAATCCATAATTATCTTTGAGCATTTTTAATATTTCAACTGGTGTTAAATAGTCAGTTGTTCTTATTTTCGGTAGAGCAAAGTCAATAATATTATCATCAGACCATGTATTTGGTAATTTAGTATTAAATTCCATACTCTTTAATAAGTTTTTCATTGTAATACTATCATATGAAAATTGTATTTGTGGTTGTTTCTTCCAAAAATACATCATATCTTGTAAGTTTAATTTTATTGTAGTTGGTGTTACTTCAAATTCAACAAAATAACCACTAAAAACTTGTTCTAACATACCATTATAACCTAAATATATCTCAATTTTATCACCATAATATAATTTAGATGTTATATTTAAGTATGATATATAATTCATACCTTTTTTAGGTAATATTATATCTTTTTTAGTTATTTCAACTTGTGCTGTCTGTGTTAAATTATTCACATCATTTGTAGTTGATATACTAATTACATTATTAATTTGGGTATCTTCTTCAGTTATACCATATCCGTTTATATTATCACTATGTATTACTTTAATTATATTATTTGGTATAAATGTCATGTTATTTATATTTTTGTAGTGTTAATGAACCATCTGATATGTATTTATCAAATATTTTATATCCTGCGACATATTTCATGTTTAAATTAACATTAATAATGTTGGAATAATTACTGTCGGGTGTTACAGTAAAACTTTCAATTATAATTTTATTAATGTTATAATTGTCATTTAGAAATGGGTTTACAATGTCTATATCAGTTTGTCTATTCATAACAGATAAAAAGTCATTGAAGTCATCTCTTTTACGTTCCCAAATTTTATCACTTATAAATGAAAATGAAGCTGTTATATTATAGTCTCCATTTGAAGTTGTTTGAAATATTGAACTATCTAGTCCATATACAGATGTTGATATAACTGTTTTTTTTCTAGTTACATTTATAATAGGTGCTTCAATTGTTATTGTTTTTTGTTTACTAGGTAAAGTTGTCGGAGTTGTTACAAATTGCTCTGTTCTTGGTCTAATTCCTGTTGGAATCATTCCTTGTTGATACTCATAGTTATATGGATATGATAATATCATATATTTATCTCCAAGTGGTGTGTTCAGTTGGTCTGACTTACCCACTATATTAATATATGTATCAGGATAAAATATATTATCACCTTCTTTTAATTTAGGAATAACATTAGATGCAATGTTATACCCCATTTCAATTGCTCTTTTTGCACTTCCGATTATTAATTCATTATTCATTATATATGTGTTTTTAGTCATTCTAAGACGTTTTAAATAAAAAGTGGATAGTTACTGTTACTTTATAAAGATAATGTCTTAAAATGGATATTTTGATATGTTGGTCTAATATTTTTGATGTTGTTTTTATGAAAAGAAGTAGAAATGTTATAAAAAACAACAAAATTTATAACATTTTTGCCTACTTCTATGAATATTTTTATTAATAAGTTTGAATATCCAGTAATGCCTTTTTCAATGCATTTGTAATAAGTTGTTCAACTTCTATTTCACTTTCTTTTAATTCAGTTGTATGAATTGTTAACCCATCTACTAAACTACCAATTGAAAATGTATAATTTTTTATACTTCTATCGGTTTGTAAGTTTACTGAACTTGGTTCTAGTTTATTATTACTGGTTACGTTATTACCAGCCATACCATTATAACCACCCATACCATTATAACCACCACCAGCATTAGTATCTACATCTACATCTACATTAGTATCTACATCTACATCTTTACCTTGTATTACACTATCACCACCTTTATTTTTATTTCGCCTAAGTAATATTTTATCCATTAATTTTGTCAACCAGTCTATAACACCACCTATCCATGTTATAATTGGTTGTAATATCTTTGAATATAACCATCCTACTATCTTAATAATAACTTTAAATACTGGTGCAAGTACTAATGATAATACTTGTGCTAACTTGAATATAAATTTAACTATTTTTCCAATTACAGAGAACAAAGTCTTTAAATATCCACCTATTTGTGAGAAAAACCCACCAACTTTACTAAAGTCATTGAACAGTTTTTTGAATACGTTTTTGAAGAATATGAAGAACCCTTTAAATGATTCCCATATATTCATTAATGGTTCTTTTACAACATCCCATATTTTACCAAATATTTCTTTAACTTTATTCAGTACTATACCAAATTTATCACTTTGTAACATCGTATCTATTTTCCCAATGATACCTTTTAACCATGTTGATAATTTATTTACAACTGGTAACAAAAAACCACCAATCGTCTCACCTAAGTCTCCCATAGTCATCATCATTTGTTTCATTGGCCCAAGTCCTGCTTTTGCAGATGCTTCAGCCGAACCACCAAATTGAGTTTGTAACTCTGCGTTGATTATTGCTTGTGCTTCTTGTTTCTTACCAGCATTAACTAAAGATGTTATGTTTGCTTTTTGGTCATCTGTAAATTGTACACCTGCCAAAGATAATGCACTAACACCTTTTATTGGGTCATTTAATGCTTTACCTATCATTACAGATACACCTTTTAGGTCTCTACCTGTTTTTGATGCCATATCAATAGCGTTTTGTTGTGCATCTGAAAAGGCTTTACCTGCTACATTTGTAAACGTTTGAAATTGAGCTGTTACATTCTTTAAAATATCTTCATCACCAAATAAACTTTTACCTTGTAAGTCTGATGCCATTTGTTTGAATTGACCCATACTAAAACCTGCCGCATTACCTGTACTTTTCATACCTGCTTGTACTTGTGCTTCGGCTTGTTGTTGAACATCCGTACTTTGTAATGAACTTCCTACAACTCTACCTGCACCCATTACAGCACTTACAGCACCCATTACTGGTGCAAGTCCACCCATAGTCATTCCTGCCATTGGTGTTTTCATTATACCTCTACGTTTACTACCTGCATTCTTTTTATTTAATCTAATAGTTTCTCGTATTTCTTTATTTTCTTGACGTATAAGTTTTATTTCTATATTTAACTGTCGTTTCTTTTCTTTTGATGCAGTTAATGATGTACGTTGTAATTTAATGATACGTTGTCTATTCTTATCATATTGATTATTTAGGTGGGTAACACTTCCAGCTACTTTTTTAAATGAATCAGATAACTTTTGTGTTGTTGTTTTTGCTTTTTTCCCATCTTTATTAAATTTATCAAATGGGTTTATTTTTTTAATATGTTGTTGTATCTCTTTTAGTTTAGGAGATACTAGGTCAACTAATTTCAAGTTAAATGTAAATTCGTTTGTCATATCTTTAATTATATTGTGTAGTTTTTGTTAAATAAAAAGTCCCAAATATTATATATATATAAATGGGACAATATAATTATTTTTTATCTACAGTTGGGTTTACTTTTTTTAATATATATTCTAATTCAGTAGTCCTTAAACACCACTCGTCTTCAGTTAAATGTTCAGGTTCAATGTGAAAATAATATCTAAGAAAAGCATTTGTAGTTCTAATAACATTATCATTATCATTTATTTTATAATAATCTAATTTTTTTTTATACTTCCTTGTTTAATTTTTAACATATATTCCATAATTGGAACTATTGATAAGAATTTTCTAGTGTCAGTTTTAATAGTTTCATCGCCATCAATCCAACATTTTTTTAAAACCATTTCAACACTTCCGAATATATCACCTCTATTTTGTAAGTCTAGTACAGTTGATAGTGTTGGTATGTCAATTTGTTTCAAACTACATTTAAACTTGTTATCAACAATAACTTTAAATGTTCCGTCATCGTTTTCAGTAATTTTAGTCTTATATGGTTCTATTAAAGACAATACATGTGGCATTGCACTGATAAATACAGTACTTTTCTCAAAAACATCTCTATCACCACCTAAAAATACATCTTTTAAGATAATTTCAAATGCTTTTGTTGGTTTATCAATCATAAGTTTACCAACTTTCTTTAATGTTGTTCTTGAAATGTCGCTTATATAAAATTCAACATCTTTTCCTATATTTATAGTATAGAATGGTATGTTTTTTTCTTTTATTGAATTTATCACGCTCGAATAGTCTTTTTGTTGTTTTGTTGTTGTCATAATTTTGTTGTTTTTGTTGTTATTACCTTCGGTAAATATCAATTATTTTACCTCTCATTTTTAATGTATCACCAAACTTAAATTGTGTAGTTGGTATTTTTAGTATATGACTACTAATAAAGTCTATTTTTGAATAAATATTAGTGTCATTTTGAACTGTACTCATTTTATTATTAATGAACTTACAGTTATAAATTATATATGTAAATGGTAAATTTTCAAAGTCATCTACAAATGAAATTGTAATTGGGAATGGTGGTAAATTATAAATATCTTTATCATTAGAAGCATGTAATAATATACGTAACTCTTCTAATTCAACTGTGAGTGAACCACTTACAGATATTTTACCTTTTCCGTAACCAAGTGCATATACATTATCATTATAAATTGGTTTTACATCTTGGGTTTCTGTATAGGAAACTTCAGTAATTCCGAATAATAAACTTGTTCCAATTGATACATTTACTGTTGACCAATCATATGCCTTACCATTTATCAATATAGTTTGTTTTTCTAAATTATTCATATTGGTTAGTTTTCCGATGTTTTCGTTTTCTATATATAATATACTTCTTAGATGAGTGTTTCCCAGTTTTAAATAATAATGGGAGATGATGAAGTCTTTTTTTCTGCTTCTGTATATCTTCTTTTGATATTTTATTGTGTTTCATCTAAGAAATATAATATTGTTACTAAACATTAAAGTCTATATAACTTGGATTAAGTTCAATATCAATTAAACTTTCAGGGTCATTTTGACTTATACTTCTACCGTCTTTATCAATATGACAATCTTTAATAATATCTGTTCTATGCTCACCTTCTGGAAATGCTTGTGATGGTGCTGTTAAGTATTCAACAATTGCATCAAATTTTAAAATGTCTTGAACAACACCTTCTGGTGCTATGTTTTCCAATTTCACTAACTCACTTGCACTTAAAGTTATAGATGCAGTTGCTGTTATGTTTTGTCTACCAAATGATACTGGTAGTCTACCTTTACCGTAATTATTAACAATTGGCATTTCATTTGAATATTCTATTTTTGAAACTCCAAATATAGTTTGGTCTGCTAATTCAGGAATATTAAATGCTAATGTAATTGATGCCCAGTCATAAGCACTATTGTTAATTAATATATCGCTTTTATTTATCATAATTTTTTTTTTAATTTGTTATTTTTAAGAATGCACTAATACAATAGATGCATTATCACTCGATTCAATTGTTAAAAAATTATCAATTGAGAAGTCATATACGCTATGTGTTAATGTTACATCATCTTGTTCTATTGTAACAGTTGCTTTTGTAATACCAGTGTCCCATAATTTAGTTTCTTCACGAGTTGATAACAAACTTATAACGTTTGTAGCTACTGTTAAGTCGCTATAATCAGTCCCCATATTAACTAAAGAATAACGTGCAAATGTAGTACCTTTATTTGTTAATGTTACTATTACATTTGTTGTGTCTGAACCCGAAATGTCAATTGCTTGACCGTTTTCGTCTAAAACAGATATTTCAAAAATACCTGTTTCACCTTGTCTTATTGTATATAATGTGTCTGCCATTTTATTTATTTTTTATATAATTATAAACTTGCTGAAAACCCAATCACAATCGAAATTTCTCTAGCTGTTCCATAAGGTACTAACTTAATTTCTGCTTCGACTTTTGATGTACTTAATACATTTTGTTTTGGATTGATATATACAGAGTAACCTGATATTTCAGCGTCTTGTGCCATTACATTTAATGATGTTCCCATAACATTACTCCATGTAGTTATAGTCAAATTACTAAGATAACCAGTTTTAGGGTCAACTTTTAAAGGACTATTTAAGTATGGTAACATTGAAGTTCTTGTTTTACGAACTGCTTTTGCTATTGTTCTTACTTCACCCATATAAGCATAATCAGATGTTAATGCATCACAAGTACTATTTTCATTGAAATAAGTGCCAGATATACCAACATGTTTTATTCCAAATATATATCCATAGTTATTCAATTGGTTTATTGTTGCTGTTATTGTGTCTTTAACTAAAGTTCCATCGCCAAATGCAGGTGCATCTAATTCACCGTTTCCAGTTATATTAAATTTCTGTACCCATGCAATACTTTCATTTACACTTGATAAACTTACTGCACCTAATGTTGCACCGATAGCTGGAATTGAATTTCCTGATGTTGTTGCTAATGTAGCACCATAATTATCACCATCTTGTAGTATTACTACTGAAACATCTTTTGATGGTGTTGCCATTGCTCGTAAGTTAGTTAAACTTGTTAATGCAATTGATGATGTGTCTGCACCATATAAGAAAAATGTAGGAGTATGTAATGTATACAATGTATCACTAATACCTTGCACTTTAATTATTTCAGCATCTGATAATGTAACGCCAGTAGCTACAATACCAATTTGTTTAATTTCTCCATCTGCAAATACTTGCATTGTTTGTAACTCTGTATAAGTAAGTGCAACTGGTGTACCTGCTAAATTAGTATCATAAAATAACCCTACATATAATTTAACATTTCCTGCTAAACGGAAAAATTCCTTAACTTGATACCAAATTTCTTCAGTAAGTGAGTTATTAAAGTTGATTCCAGTTAATAATTCAAATTCATCTAATGATGTATATGCCTTAACTCTATCAGTAGCTGTAATGTCAGTTATATTTGCAGTGTCAAATTCAGTTTGTGTTTCTAAGTTATTGTAAAATGCCAGTCCAGAAATTACATCTGTATTCAATACATCTCGTGCTAAACCACCTGTTCCTAACGTAATATTTATATCGTTCATATTTTAATATTTTTTTTGTTTTAAATTGTTATAAAAAAATGGTATGATATAAATATTAACCATACCATTTTTATGTATCTAATCGTGGTTACTTACGCACCTTCAATGATGTTTACAACACCAACATCAGTAGTTTTAACGCTTTTTACAGCACCAGAACGTACTAAACTTGAAATAACTGCACCATAATATTCAGGTTTTTCGTTATCAGTAAATACTTTTACATTACCCATTGCGATTCTCACGAAGTCTGGATGCCACACTAGTAAACCTAATTTATCAGTTGGTAATGCTGTTGCACCTACCGCTTTTTTAGCACCACTACCATCATAAATAACAGATGGAGTTCTTACAAAAACATCAGCACCTAAAATAGTACCAATAGAACCTGTAGTTAAAATTCCTGTCATTAATGTT